TTGGAGTTGCTACTATAAAAGATACTCTAAAGGAATATAAGAAATTATTCCCTCAATTAGCTACTACTTTTAATGAATTTATGAAAAAGATGAAGTCTAGTGCTACTACTAATAAAAGTCATTTAGTAAAAGAACTTGTAGCAGTACGTGATTCTATTTCAAAAGAAATGAAAAAGTCTAAAGCTACAATAAAAGCTGAAGCAACAGAGATGGCGAGGTTACTTCAGAAAGCTTATAAGATACAAGCAAGTGGACAATTTAGATCTAACTTAAAAGAAGCAGGTAGTGATGAAGCTGCAATAGGTAGAAAAACAAAACGTTTACAAGAGCTAGCATTAGCTTATAGAAAAGCTGCTACTGAAGAAAAATTAGGTATAAACGTAGCTCAAAATAGAGTAGCTCAAATGAATGCTTTAGCAGAAAAATCAAGATTAGGAGCAAAATTAACCAAAAATCAAACTGTACAATTAAAAGAATTACGTATAGAGCAACAAAAATTAGCTGCTATTCCTGAAAGAAAAAGCGGATTTATGAGTGCTCAGTGGTTCAAACAACGTCTAATATGGTTTATTCAATTAAGAGGTGCTTGGATGTTATGGCGTGGGGTTGTAGAATCTTTTAGAGAAGCTTTTGCGTTTGAACAAGGAATGCAGAATGTACAAGCTATAGCACAAACTACAACAGAACAATTTGAATTATTAAGACAAAGAGCATTAGATATGGGTACTACCACTAGATACTCAGCTAAAGAAGCTTCTGAAGCAATGGTTGTAATGGCCCAAGCAGGTTTGAAAACTGATGAAATTTTTAATTCTATACAACATACAGCACATCTTGCGACAGCTACTTTACATGATTTAAAAGATACGGCAAAATTAGTTACTACTATTATGAGAGCTTGGAATATTGAATCTTCTAATAGTCAAAGAATAGTAGATACATTAGCTACTGGTATTAATAAGACTAAATTGAATATGAAAGATTTAGGAACAGCTTTTAATTATTTAACTGGAATTGCTCCTCAAATTAATTTATCATTAGAAGATACAGTAGCAATGTTAGGGCAGTTAACTAATAGAGGAATGAAAGCGTCTACAGCTGCTACTTCATTAAGAGCATTATTTTCTGCTTTATTAAATCCTACTAATAAGTTTAAAAAAGAAGTAGAACAGTTAAAATTAACAATGGAAGACGTAAACCCTGAATTGTATAATGTGGAAACTATTTTATTAAAATTAAAAACAGCAGGTTGGGGTGCTGCGGAATCTTATAGAGCTTTTAGAAGACGGGCAGCAGGTGGAGCCACTATAGCTATTGAAAACGCAGAGGCGTTAGCAGATTTATCTGCAAACATAAGTGACACTGGTAGGGCATCACAAATGGCTGCTGAACAGTTAGGTACTACTCAAAGTCAATGGAAGTTGTTTAAAGATCAAACAATTGCTATTGCAGCAAATATAAATAAAGATCTTACTCCCTCCTTAATGCAATTAATTATAGCATTAAAAGGGCTTATACAAGTAGTTGGAGTACTTAAACCTGTATTAACTGGGCTTAATATGATTATAAAAGGGTGGGCAGATACTTTTCATATTTTAGCTTTTGGAATAGAGTCTTTATCATTTCAACAATGGGCGAAAGATATGGGAGAAGCTGCACGTAAGGTTATTGATCTTAAAAAAAATATGCAAAGTTTAATAAATACTTTTAGAACTTTAAAAGATAGTTATGCTAAATATCAAGAAGCTGTAGATAAAGGTAAGAAGAAAGGTGGAGGAATTCAAGTAGATCAACAAAAAAGAGCTTTAAGATATGCAAAAGAGATGGGATTAATAAAAGATGAAGAGATAAAAAAAATAATAAAAAATAATGGAGAAGAAAAAGGAAGACTTATAGTAGAAGGTAAAATTAACAAAGCTTATATAGATAGAGAACAAAAATTAGCAATAGAATATCTTACCTTAAAAAAGAATTTAGAAATAGCTGAAAGAACTCAAAATGCTTTAGCTATGTATGGTGGAGATGAAGCTAAAAATAATCTTGAAAAACATAAAAAGGATTTAGAAGAAGTATTAAAAGCTAAAGAAGCATTAACAAGTGGAGCAGGAGTTACAGCAGGATTAGTTATTCCTGGATTTAAAGCAGGTGCTACTGGAGCATTAAGCATGATGACTGGTTGGGGAGAAGCACGTGTAGAAAACGCTAGAGATCAATTTCTTTTATCTTTAGATGCTATGTCTGATGCACGAAAAATTTATAGAAGAGAACATGATAAAGATTGGGCGTTAATGGAACAAGCTGTATTGCTCTCACTTGAGAGGAAAATATCCTACATGCAAGCTTATAAGCAATTAGTAAATAAAACTAGTGCTCAAGCTCCTACTTTTGATTTTACTCCAAAACAAATAGAAGCACAATTAAAAGAATTAAATTTATTATCTAAAGCATCTGGAACTACTAGTGGAGATAAATTACCACCAGAAAGTGAATTACAAGCTAGAATGAAAGCTACTTATAAAATGAGAGAAGCTATTAATGACAGAGCTATACTAAATGCTAAAACACAAAAAACTAGTACTGAAGAAATAACTAATTTAGAAATAAAAGGATTACAGATACAAAGGGAAGCCTTAGTATTATCTAAAGACTATACTGAGGAAATATCAGAAAGGAAAGCTATAAATGCGGATATTTATGCACTTGATACTAAAATATTAGAAAAGAAAAAAGGAGATACTACAGAGTTACAAGCTATTATACATGCTGGATATAAAATGCAAGAAGTTATGAATGCAAGAGAACTATCTAATGCTACGTATAAGAAAGCTAGTGTAGAAGCGATAACTAAATTAGAATTAAAAAGTTTAGATATACAAAAACAAGGATTACAAACTGCTTTAGATTATGAATTTGTAGAATCAAAAAGAATGTCTATAAAAGCTGATATGTATGCACTTGATACCAAAATAATTGAAGCAAAAAGAGGAGATCTTCAAGAACTACAAGCTATAGTAGCTGCTGAATATAAAATGCAGGGAGCTATGAATGCAAGATCTATAGCTTATGGAAATGTAAAACGAGCTAGTGTTAGAGATATAAATGAATTAGAATTACAGGGATTGGATATACAAAAACAAATATTACAAACTGCTTTTGAGGATGCTACAACAAAATCAGAAAAAAAATCTGTACTAGCAGATATTTATGAGCTTGATACTCAAATTGTTTTAAAAGAGAAAGAAGCCGCAGAAAATGCAAATATGTGGACTAAAGCTGTAGCTAAAATGAGAAACGAGTTAAAGACTTCGGAAACTATCATGAAAGAGTTTACTACAGGAGCAATTTCTGGTTTTGGTCAAGATCTCGGAGGAGCTTTAGTAGGACTTGCTACAGGATTTCCAGAACAAACAGCACAAGCTAAAGAATTAACATTAGAATTAGAATCTTTAGAGGAACAGTGGAGAGAAGCAGTAGGCGAAGGAAGAATAGAAGATGCAGCATCATTAAACAAGCAAATGAGTAATTTAGAAGATAATATAAATGATTTAGAAGATCCTATAAAAAATATAGAAAATGCATTTAAAGATTTTTTTAAAGGAATTATAGAAAAAGCACAAGAAGCTATACAAGAACTTATAGCTATGCAAGCAGTATCTTTATTAATAGGAAATGAGTCTAACACCGGATCTGGATCAGGCGGAGGGCTACTAAGTTCGCTTTGGAGTGGAGTCTCAAGTATGTTTGTTGGAACTGGTGGAGTTATACCACAAGTGAACGCTTTTAAATCATTTAGCACAGGGGGCATGACAGGAAGCCCTACTATGGCTATTCTTGGAGATAACCCAAGTAGCAAAGAATTAGTTATTCCATCTGAGAATATATCTGCTAATAAAGTTGAAGGGTATACTAGAGATAAAGAAGAAAAGACTCCAGATATAAATATCATAAATGTATTAACACAAGATGATATAGTACAAGCTCTTTCTTCTGCAAAAGGAGAGAAAGCTATTATTAATATGATAGGTGCAGATATGAATTCTAGAGGGCCAATGTGGAAACAGATAAAATCTAATTAGGAGAGGATTATTTATGGACATTTTTCCAATAGGTACAGTAGCAGCAGCCACAAGTTGTGGAACTATAGAAAGTAGGAGTTATTCTATGTTTGAGCCAAATAATGGAGCTAAAAGTAAGAAAATATTTACTAATTTAACTACAACTATGTATGATCAAACATTACTTACTCGAAAAAAAGCATTACCTTATATGACACTTAGTTATATGTATGATGGTATATGGACAAAAGAATTTAGACAACTAGCTCATTTTGTCGATTATAAAGAAGATGGGCTTAATTCTTTTTATGTAGTCGATTTTAGTGAACAAATAAATTATGATTCTGTAGCTTCATTAGATGGAAAATGGATAATAGATACAGAAGAAACAAGATATTTTTCAGCGACACCTAATCAGAAATCAGCATATGCTTTTATATGGGATGGTTCAAAGTTTAGAGTAGGAGACGTGAGTTCTATTACGGCTAATGCTTCTATATCTGTAGATGTCAGTACTGATAACTATGGTTCTTTGTCTTTAGCAAATGCATCTTCTATAGGATACTTATATCCTATTTATAACTGTCGTTGTAAAACTAATGCTTTATCTGAATTTGAAAAAGGAGCATTTGTTGACGTTACAACTTCAGAAAGAGGTTTTGTTAGATCAGGAACTGTAGGATTTACAACAACATATAAAGTATAGGTGATTAAATGACATACTCAGTAACCGCAACTTTTAGTACCAGTCAAGCAAAAATGGAAGGAGAATTTCCATTAGATATGTATGCTATAAATGCATCTCCTGCTGGATGGGATTTGCTTTATTATGCTAATGTAAATCAAGATATTTATGGGTTTGTTGTTGATTCTAATAAAAATTTGACAGCTACAGCAGTACTTTATACTGGACTACCTATCGAAAGGGGTAATGTAAAAACTAATTTAGATGAACAAATACCTGGAATTAATATAACAGTACCAAACGTTGATAGAACTATTGAAAGTTATATACAAGCATATGATTATTTAAGAGGACAAGAAGTTATTGCAATGACTACTTTTGCTAGATTTTTACCTAGTGGTTCTGGAGATTATTATATTGGACAAGAACCTGATCATAATGCATTTATGGTAGAAAGGATGTATGTAGATGGAGTTACTTCTACAGATGAAGTAGTAACTTTTGCATGTAAATCAAAATTTGTAATAAAAAATATAGTATTACCTAATAGAAAATATAGTAGAGAATGTAGTTGGGTATATGGAGGTAATGAGTGTGATCCAGATAATGCAATAGACTATATTACATATACTACGTGTGACTACAGTTTAACACAATGTAGAGCAAGAGATAATGATGGAAGATTTGGTGGATTTCCTGGAATACCAAAGAGAGGAATATATGTGGCATAAATGAATTTTTCTAAATATATAGGGCTACCTTATAAAAATAAAGGAAGAAATTTTAATGGTGTAGATTGTTATGGAATAGTATATTTAATTTATAAAGAAGAAAAAAATATTAATTTACCAGATTTTTCTGACATTAATTATTGTAGTACTTGGTTTAAAGATAATAAAAATAAGGAAAACCATATATTAGATAATTTATATAGAGTTTGGAATATTAGTAATAGTATAGATAAACCATATAATTCATTTGATGTTATGTTATTTTATAGCTCTCCTACAAAAGAAGTAGTTAACCATTGTGGCCTTTATATAGGAGATAATAAATTTATTAGCATTCAAGAGCAAGGGGCAGCAACTTCAGCAATTTCTAGATTTTCTGGTTATTGGGAAAGTAAATTATATAAAGCAATAAGATATAAAGGTGATGTAAAGTGAATAGTACTACCAAATTATGTAAAGGAAAGCATGGATGTAACAAATCATTAGATACTAAATTGTTTGGTACAGATTCTAGAAATAAAGATGGATACAAATCCCTTTGTAAAATATGCGAAAAAAAGTATAAACATAATTATTATTTAAAACATAAAGATATGAATGCATTATGTGTTATAAATAATAAATTAGAAGATACAGTGGTGTATGTATGTTTTAAGAATACATTAGATGAAGAATCTCCTATATACACACAAATAAGTGGTAAGAATAAACTTCTTCATGTTGTTAGAGAATTTACAAGAACTTCCTCTAATGAAGTACGTACAGCTATTGTAGAGCATAAAGTAAAATTATATGTTAATGATGTACTTATAGAAGTTGATGATTGGCATACATGTATCCTTAAAACTGATGATAGAGTTGTAATTATACCAGGGATAGGAGCTACTATGGCTGCTGTATTTGTAGCTGGTACATTACTATCATTAACTGTTGGTACATTATCCTATGCAGTAGTATATGCTATTGTATATATTGCTGTGTCTTTAGCAATGTCTTGGCTTTTAGGTATGGTCTCAAGTTGGTTATTTGAGCCTGATTTACCTACAGGTGGAGGAGGAGGGGGTTCTGGAAAAGCTACGCAGTCTTATAGTTGGTCTGGAATAAAAACTACTGCAAGACCAGATCAAGGGATTCCTGTATTATATGGAACTCATAAACTTGGTGGTAATGTAATTTCTGTTTTTACTGATAATGAAGGTACTGATAATTATTTATACATGTTACTTGGATTATGTGAGGGAGAAATAGATGGTATATGTCATGCAGACAACTATGCAAGTGTTTGTATTACCTCTGATACTAGTAATAGTAGATATGCTATACCAGCGATAAAAATAAATGAACAACCGTTTGATACTTATTCAGATGTAGAATGGTGGTATAGAACTGGTAAAAATACTTCTTTGTGTGAAAATGTGTGGAGTAACACTACTCCATATATAATAGGAGATGTTGTTTACAGATCAACTACAATATATACTTGTATTGTAGCACACACCGGTAAAGAACCTAATGTTGCAACAGATTGGACAGATTATTGGCAAATAGAATCAAAATATCCATTTTGTCAACAAGTAGTGCCTTGGTTTGATAATGTTAGATTACAATATGATGATAGTAGAGAAATAAATGTGGTAGGAATAGTCTATACAACTACAACATCTGTTGATATGGTATCTGTAAAAGTGCAAGCTCCTCAGTTATATAGATCTGATACTGAAGGAATACATGGAATAGGAGTTAGTTTTAGAATATCTTATAGACTTGCTTCTACTGCTCCTTCTGGAGCTTGGTATCATTTTAAAGATATTACTTTATCTGCTAAGTCTAAAACACCTATTTGGAGTAACGAAATATTAGATTTTAGAATTTTAAAAAATGCTGGAACAGCAGGAACATATCAAATAAAAATAAATAGGACAGATGGAGGAAAATCTACATCGTTGAACGTATCTAATAACTTAGTTCTTTCAGCAATTACAGAAATTACAGATGGAAAATTTATATACCCTAATACAACATTATTAGGATTACGTATGAAAGCAACTGGGCAACTTTCAGGAAATCTCCCAAATATAACTACGATTATTAGAGGAGAAAAAGTTAATGTGCCAAGTCTTAGTGGAACTGAACCATTCGATGATGTATACTATAATGCGTCTTTATCTAGATGGGAAACAGATACAGGACTTGAAAGAACATGGGATGAATCAACATTTGAAGAAGAATTTTCAAATAATGCTATGTTATGTGTTCGTGATCTTTTATTAAAATCTAGATATGGATTAGGAAATTATATAGATTCAACTGATTTATATACTTCTGGTATAGTAACTACTATAAAGCAATGTCATACAGCATATACTCCTAATAATACAGCTACGTATCATTATCATACTTTTGATGGTGTTTTAGAGGGAGAACAGTCTGCTCTTACTACTTTAGTAGAGATGTGTAATATTTTTAGAGCTTGGCCTATTTGGGTTGGTGGGGAATTTAATTTTGTATTAGATACCGATGATACCCCTATTCATACTATTACTACAAGTAATATGATAGAGTTTCAACAAACATTTACTCCTTTATCTGAAGTACCTTATAAAGTATATGCTCAATTTACTGATTATGACAATGACTGGGAATTAAGAGCTTTAATTGGTAGATCAACAGATACTACATTAACTAAATTAAATGAACGTACTATAGGATTAAAAGGTATTACCAATAAACATAAAGCAGAAAGAGAATTAATATATAAATTAAATAAAGTAACTAACTGTACACATCATGTAGGGTTTAAAACTGGCATTGATTATATACACGCTACTGCTGGAGATATTGTTTATATACAACATGATTTACCTAGTTGGGGAAACAGTGGTAGAATACTGGATTACAATTCTACTACCGCAAGTTTAGTTTTTCAACAAAGTGTTACATTTGATAGTTTAACCGCTTCTTATTTAGTACAATATAATACAGCAGAGAATGACTTTGTAACAGCAACTATTGATGTTACTGCTACTGGCAGTTACCAGACAGTTGAGTTAAAAACATTTCCAAGTGTTCATCCAACAATTGGTGGAATATATGCCGTTGGAGAATCACCAGGATTTGTTAAAAAATTTAGAATATTAAGTACTCAAAGAACAAAAGATGATGAAGTTGAATGTATGGCTGTTGAACATTTATCATCATTGTATGCTGGAGAACCTACTGTTATGGTTATAGATGATGACTTTCCAGAAAATCCTAACCCTAGCAATCTTCCTGGAGCTCCAAGAGAGATTCATATTGCTAATCTACATTTTACAGAAGGAATAGGTTTTGTTATAAATGCTCTACCTCCTACTGATGAAATAAATATTAGAGAGATAGTAGTTGAGATGACGGATACAGATGATTCTTATTATAAAATAATAGGAACTATACAAACAAGTGAAACTGAATTGAAATATATAGATAACAATCTAGCATTAAATAATACTTACTATTTTCGAGTGTATTGTAGAACATGGCAAAATAAAAAAGGACCTGTAGTTACTACTTCTTACTTTTTACCAAAGAGTCAGTATGTAATGCAACCACCCTCAGGAATACATATAAAAGGAGCTGACCCTAATACACAAACATTTCCTGGAAAGGAAGTATGTATCCAATGGAATCCAGTTGGTGCTGGTACTTTTATTAGTGAAATTGTTAAAGGGTACGTTATAGAAATATATCATACTTCTATTTCTACAGCAAATAAATTAAGAACTGTGTATACTACAGAAAATGAATATACTTATACATGGGAAAATAATTTAGAAGATAGCGGAGCTACGTATCCTTATGGAGTTATTATTTTTAAATTATTTACACAAACAACGAATGAAGTTTTATCTGCTAGTTCTATTCCTTTTGTAGCTACTAATACTACCCCAAATGCTGTAACTAGTTTATCTGGAACTGCATGGATGGTTGGAGCGAAATTTGAGTGGGATCATAATATAGAACCAGACTTATCACATTACTTACATAGATTGAAAGTAGAAGACGGTTCATGGTCTGCTTGGATAGAAACAAGTGCTAATATGGTTATTAGGACATTAACACAAGCAGAAAAAACAGCTAATCCTAGTGGAGCAACTATTTATATAGAAGTAAAAGTTGTAGATGTATTTCAAAATGTTTCTAGTACACAAGACACAAGTGCAGAATCAGAAAGTTTAAATATTGTTTCTGCTGATATTGATAATTTTGCTATAGGGGCATCTAAAATTTTTACAAAGATACCAATATTAAGCGGAGATTCATGGAGTCATAATAGTCCTAGTGCTGGAGATATTGCATGGAATGAGCATAATTTATATTATAATGGCACTCTTTGTGTAGTTAATGCGTCACATACTGATAATAAATATGTTTATTGGGAAAATAATGCTACAG